AAAAGAATACGGTACATTTGATATTAGCATTCAAGATGGAACTATAAACTATCCAGAAAATGGCCAAGCTGATTCGTAAAATTTCCGTAGGTAAAGATTATAAGAATGACGCTATGCACTATGCCGTGGGGCAAGAAGTGTATGGTGGTCATACTATTTGCGATATAATAGAAGAAGACGATAAGTTTTCTGTTTACATTAAAAAAAATAAAGACGTATTACCTTGGAAGGACTTCAATAAAAACATGGCGGTATCCGTCGAATATAACTTAGAATATTAAAATTATGAGAAACTCACCATTAAAAGCGTTTGCTTCACCTTTAAAACAAAGCAAGAAGACTGATAAAGATTATGAAAAAATGTTAAGGAAAATGGGTGGAAACTCAACTAGTGATACTTTAGTTTCAGGTTCTAGTATAGATCAAGCTACAGCTAATAAGAAAGCTAATTTTAATTACCGACAAGCTTCTGACAAACCTTATAAAAACGAAAAAACCACTCAAAACAGAAAGACAGGTAAGTACACAACTTATAAAGTGGGTCCTAAATAATGAAAAGTGTTTACAACTTTGTTGTAACGCCAAAAGGAGAAAGATATAACAATAAAAAAAAAGTTGGTGATTCAGAGTTAATTTTAAACACTGAGATATATAACCATCAGTTTGTTAATAGAACAGCTATTGTTAAATCAATCCCATTAATTGGTGATACAGATATACAGCCAGGAGATGAGGTTATAGTGCATCACAATGTTTTTAGGAGATGGCATAACGTTAAGGGTATAGAGAAAAATAGTAGGAGCTTCTTTGATGAGGATACTTACTTAATAAATCAAGATCAAATATTCTTATACAAAAGAAATAACGCGTGGAACGCCCCGAAAGGTTATTGTTTTGTAAAACCTTTAAAAAAAATAGATCAATTTAATATTGAATCTGAAAAACCTTTACAAGGTATCGTTAAATATTCAGATGGTACCGTTGGGGTTAACGAACTAGTTGGTTTTAGACCAAGTAGTGAATACGAGTTTGTCGTTGATAGCGAGAGACTATATCGAGTTTTATCTAATTTTATTACAATCAAATATGAATATCAAGGAGACGAAGAAGAGTATAATCCAAGCTGGGCATAAAGCCGTAGAAGAACTCATTAAAGTTGCGAAGGAAGCTATTGTAGATTCTGGAGATGATATTACGGCAGACAGACTTAAAAATGCTGCAGCTACTAAAAAACTAGCTATATTTGACGCATTTGAAATACTTAACAGAATACAAGAAGAAGAGAGTCTACTTGAGGACAAAGCACCTAAAGAGACAAAGGAAAAAATCTTTAAAGGATTCGCTGAAGGTAGATCTAAGTAATGTACGAGCAAAGTTTAGTTAAAACAATAGAACCTATTAAAAAGACTACAATAAGTAGACTTAATAAGGGTAAAAAATGGAAATATGGATATGATAAAGAACATGATATTGTCGTTATATCAAAAACTGGTCAGATCGGTGAAATACTTGAAATTGAAAACTTGCAAATTGCTTTGCCAAAAGTGCCAGTGCAAGTGTTCAAGCACGAAAAAAACAAATGGGTAAAAGATGATCAGCCTAAAGAACTACAACGTCTTAAAAGCATATTCGATTGGAGGTCTTATCCAGAAGATCAAAAAGAGCAATGGTTCGAATATATTGACGAAGAGTTTAATAGAAGAGATAATGGGTTTTGGTTTACAAACAATAATAAGTCTACTTATATAACAGGTACCCACTATATGTACTTGCAGTGGAGCAAGATAGATGTTGGAGCTCCAGACTTTAGAGAGGCAAACAGATTATTTTTTATATTTTGGGAAGCTTGCAAAGCAGACAAAAGATGTTATGGTATGTGTTACCTAAAGAACAGACGTTCAGGGTTTTCGTTCATGTCATCTGCAGAAACAGTTAACTTAGCCACTCTTGCAGGTGATAGTAGATTTGGGGTGTTATCTAAAACAGGTGGTGATGCAAAAAAAATGTTTACAGACAAAATTGTACCTATTAGCATAAACTACCCTTTCTTTTTTAAACCTATTCAAGATGGTATGGATCGCCCAAAAACAGAGTTGGCGTTTAGAGTTCCATCTACGAGATTTACTAGAAAGAAAATAACAGCTAATGAAAAGCTAGAGGAGTTAGAAGGATTAGACACAACTATTGATTGGAAGAACACAGGAGACAATAGTTATGACGGGGAAAAGCTAGCGTTGCTAGTGCATGATGAAGCTGGTAAATGGGAGAGACCTGAGAACATCTTAAACAACTGGAGAGTTACAAAAACATGTCTAAGATTAGGTAGTAGAATTATTGGTAAGTGCATGATGGGTTCAACAAGTAACGCATTAGACAAAGGAGGTGAAAATTTTAAAAAATTATACAATGCTTCAGACGTCACTAAACGAAATAGAAATGGTCAAACAAAATCTGGCTTATACTCTTTGTTTGTCCCAATGGAATGGAACTACGAAGGATTTATTGATGAGCACGGAATTCCAGTATTCACTACTCCTGATAGCGATGTGCTCGCCCCAGACGGTGAATTAATAGACGTAGGTGTAATAGATAATTGGCAAAACGAAGTAGATGGTTTAAAAGGTGACCACGATGCTTTAAACGAATTTTACCGTCAATTTCCAAGAACAACAGAGCACGCATTTAGAGATGAAACTAAAAATAGTATATTTAATTTAGTTAAGATATACGAACAAATAGATTACAACGAGGAGATGTCAAGTACCTTGGGAATCACACAAGGAAATTTTCAATGGGTGAGTGGAATAAAAGATTCTCAAGTAATATTTTATCCAGATCCAAAAGGTAGATTTAAAGTAAGTTGGGTTCCACCTCAACAAATACAAAACAAAGTAATATTAAAAAATGGTATACGATATCCTGGCAATGAACATATGGGGGCTTTTGGTTGTGACAGTTATGATATTAGTGGGACAGTTGATGGAGAGGGTTCAAAAGGAGCGCTCCACGGACTAACAAGGTTTTCAATGGAAAACGCTCCAGCAAATAGCTTTTTCTTAGAATACTTGTCAAGACCACCAACAGCGGAGATGTTCTTTGAAGACGTTCTAATGGCATTAGTTTTTTATGGGATGCCTATACTCGCTGAGAACAATAAACCTCGTCTTTTGTATTATTTGAGACGTAGAGGATATAGAGGGTTTAGTATGAATCGCCCTGACAAAGTATGGAACAAATTATCTGTAGCAGAAAAAGAAGTAGGTGGAATACCCAATTCAAGTGAGGATATAAAACAAGCCCACGCCGCTGCAATTGAAATGTACATACAAGACCACGTGGGAATAAAGCAAGACGGAACATTAGGGGATTTGTACTTTAACGAGTTGCTAAACGATTGGTCAAAATTTGACATAAACAAAAGAACGAAGCACGATGCGTCTATAAGTTCTGGTTTAGCTATAATGGCAAACAATAGACATTTATACGCACCAAACGCAAAGGTTGAAAAACCAAAACTAAATATAAACGTTTCTAAGTATAGTAATACTGGAAATAATTCACGAATAATCAAATAATAAATATGGCAGAGTCTGGCATGAAAAGTTATTTCCCAAGTCAAACCGTAGGTGATGCTGAGAAACTTAGCTATGAATATGGTTTAAAAGTTGGTAAAGCTATAGAACAAGAATGGTTCAACAACGATAGAAGCGCTAATAGATATAAATCTAATAGTAATAATTTTCATAATTTAAGATTGTACGCTAGAGGCGAGCAATCTGTTCAAAAATATAAGGATGAGTTATCTATAAATGGTGATTTGTCCTATTTAAATTTAGACTGGAAGCCTGTTCCAATTATTTCTAAGTTTGTAGATATAGTTGTAAATGGGATTGCCGAAAGAACTTATGATATAAAAGCTTATTCTCAAGACCCGTATGGTGTTGCTAAAAGAACTGATTACATGCAACGAGTAATGAATGATATGGAGATGAAAGATTTTCATGGGTACATGGCTCAATTTGGAATGGACTTAACAGAAAGTGATGAAGAACAATTGCCTGAAACAAAAGAAGAGCTAGAACTACATATGCAGCTTAGTTATAAGCAGAACGTAGAACTAGCCGAAGAACAAGCTTTAAATGTTTTATTTGAAGGTAGTAATTATGAGTTAATTAAAAAACAGTTTTATTATGACCTTACCGTTCTCGGCATTGGTGCTGTTAAAACTTCATTTAACACTTCAGAAGGTGTTACTATAGATTATGTAGATCCAGCAAACCTTGTATACTCCTATACAGACTCTCCTTATTTTGATGATATTTATTATGTTGGTGAAGTAAAATCTATTCCAGTAAACGAACTTGCAAAGCAATTTCCTCATTTATCAGAAAGTGATCTTGAGGAAATAATGAAAAATAAATCTTACAATAGATCTAACTACAACTCAAGGCACAGCCACGATAAAGAAGACAATAATACTATACAAGTATTATATTTTAATTATAAAACCTACATGAATGAGGTTTATAAAATGAAAGAAACCGGGACGGGTGCTGATAAAATTATACCGAAAAACGATTCTTTTAATCCACCTGAAGAAAAAGAAGGTGGTTATAGTAGAATGTTAAGGTCTATAGAGTGTTTATATGAAGGGGCTATGATCCTTGGTACTGATAAGTTACTTAAATGGGAAATGAGTAAAAACATGATGCGACCTAAAAGTGATTTTACTAAAGTAAAAATGAATTATGCTATTGTTGCACCTAGAATGTATAATGGTAAAATAGATTCTTTAGTAAGGCGGATAACCGGTTTTGCTGACATGATACAATTAACGCATCTTAAGCTACAACAAGTATTATCAAGAATGGTTCCAGATGGAGTCTACTTAGATGCTGATGGCCTTGCAGAAGTAGATTTAGGTAACGGAACAAACTACAACCCGCAAGAAGCATTAAACATGTTTTTCCAAACAGGATCTGTCATTGGTAGAAGTTTTACTTCCGAGGGAGATCAAAATCCAGGTAAAATACCTATTCAAGAAATAACAAGTGGATCAGGTGGAAATAAAATGCAGGCTCTTATAGGTAATTATAATTATTATCTTCAAATGATAAGAGATGTTACTGGTCTTAACGAAGCTAGAGACGGTAGTACGCCTGATAAAAATGCTTTAGTTGGCGTTCAGAAACTAGCGGCGGCAAACTCAAATACAGCTACAAGACACATATTACAAGCCGGTTTATTTTTAACAGCTGAAACAGCTGAGTGTTTATCTCTTAGAATATCTGATATTATAGAATACTCCCCAACAAAAGATGCGTTTATCCAAGCTATTGGATCGCACAACGTAGCGACATTAGAAGAAATGGCTAATTTACATCTTTATGATTTTGGAATATTTATAGAATTAATTCCAGATGAAGAAGAAAAAGCTATGCTTGAAAATAATATCCAAATGGCATTACAACAGCAAACGATAGAACTAGAAGATGTTATTGATTTAAGGGAAATCAAAAATATCAAATTAGCAAATCAAATGCTAAAAATTAGAAGAGCTAAGAAGAAAGCTAAAGATAGAGAAGAACAATTAGAGAACATTGAGGCTCAATCTCAAGCTAATCAACAAGCAGCACAATCCGCGGCACAAGCCGAGACGCAGAAAAACCAAGCAAAAGCAACTTCAGATATAAGTATAGAGGAAGCTAAGCATGGTTTTGATACTCAAAAAATGATGCAAGAGGTTGAATATAAAAAAGAACTTATGCAACTAGAGTTTGAGATGAACATGCAATTGAAGAGTGTGGAAGTTGAGGGCGTTAAAGGAAAAGAAAAAGAAAAAGAAGATCGTAAAGACGAAAGAACAAAAATACAAGCAACACAACAAAGTGAGCTTATAGATCAAAGAAAAAATGAAAAACCACCTAAAAACTTTGAGTCCGCAGGTAATGATATCTTAGGGGGCGGTTTCGATTTAGGATCGTTTGATCCAAGATAAATTTATTAACTATTATTATATTATATTATGGCAAAGAAGAAAAAAGAAGAAGTATTA